GTTCTGGTTATGGGACGTCTGGTTATCGGACCACCCCCGGTACCACCCTCGACACCCCCCGCCCCGGCCCCGGGGATGGTCGCTTTCGGACGCCGTGAGTGATTAGATTTTGGTATTTATACAGTTTATACAAGTTAGACACAAATTATACAGATAAATCCATAGATAGATGTTTCCCGGGTGCGAATTTCCGGTGTTATATAGAGGGATGTGAAGCTCGTAGGCCTCTGGAACCCAGTGGGTAAAACAAGCCCAATTGTACGAGCATATTATTGATGGGTTGGGTCTCATCAGACTGAGTTGAGACCTGACCCATATTTGAAAGGTTTCCCATGCTGAATATGTTGAAACGTCTGTGGCCGTTCGTATTGAAAAGTACGGTGGACAAAATCGAGAAGCAACACGCGGATACACTGTTCAACATTCAGAAGAAGATGTTGCAGTGCGACCGCGACTGGCAGAAAATGGTGGATGGCTTGAAGCTCCGGCATGAGGCTGACATGGTTAAAGCGACCACAGATTGCGTGGCTGTAAGATATAATCGGTATTCCAATTCCCCGGACGTGGCGTTTCAGGTTGAACTGGACGGACGAGTATTCAGACAGGTTATGAATAGGACTTATGCGTTTAGTATGGATGCTGAAATAGAATACATACAGGGCCTATTGTGCTCTCACCTGAATCACGAGATACGTGAATTTATGGTGGATACGTTTCGCACCTGTAGATTCAAATAGATTACGATGGCTGGCTATCTGACGGGTTTCGTCCCTATGCGATGCCAGCTACTTTATGGCGGGGATCATCTAAGAGTAAGACCCGGGGTGATCACCCGGGAATGCAGGTGAAGTCCTGTTCCCCGCCCAGCCCGGCATTTTCCGGTACACAGCACGAAACCGGATGACGTATATCGGCGGTGGTTTCTACGTCAGGCCACCGCCACATTTTTCTGATGTGTGGTCCAGTATATAAAGAGGATATTATGGATGAAAAACGAAAAGTAAGAGTACGGCATTACTTCCGAAAATCGTTCGGGCCGCATTGGACAGTTGCGACAGCGTTCATAGGATTGTGGGTTGCACTGCATCCGGCAAACTGGGGATCGCCGCTATACTCACACGCGGAGATCGGATTTGAAGATCGTAATGGAAACTTTAAATTGTTCTCTGCCGCCCCGGATCACACGACCAGTGGAGAGCCGGAAGTAAGATCGGCCCGGGAAGACGAGATCATCGTGCACCCGGAAGATTGGGATATATATGAGGAGTATGTTGATGCCCAAGACGCCCTTCAAATGGAACTTCGTGCAGCGAGGCATCTTGGCCGAAAATACGATTGGACTGGAATCATCGGCTTTCTTCCCTTCGGATGGAATCTCGAAGACCCGGAAAAGAACTATTGTTCCGAGTTGTGCCACATCGTTCGGTTCGACAAACGTAAGCGAATATCTCCTACGTTGTGGGGTAAAGTTGTCAGGGGACTTGCTGGCATCAGAAAAATCAGTGTAGTAACTGACCCGGGTTATTACTATAAATAAGTAGTGGGGGCGTGAGTATGCAGTGGGTTAAGTGGCTATATCTGTCATATCAGTTATACGTGGCTCTGCGTAGGTTGCGTAGAGAGCGACGGCGGCAGAAGGAAGACAAGAGCTTGAACAACTACGATCAGCGAATCATGCGGGTCGCGTGGCGGGATGTGATGGCTGTGACAGCGATTACAGCTATGAAATATATCAGAAACAAAATTCTTAGGAGTTAATATGAAGCTCGGATTATTTGAATTGATTAAACTGGTAATTGCGGTTCTTTCATTGAAATCGAAGATCAAGAAACAGAATCTCGATGATGCCGCGATTGCCAAAGAGATCGTGAACATCGCAGAATCGTTTGTTCCCGGCGTGATCGACGCGGATGAGAAAGCCGCGATCATCGAATTGATCGATCAGATCGCCCAGATGTAAGGGACGCCCATGCCAGCGGAAAACGAAAACGAAATGTCACCTGATTTGCAGCGTGAACTGATGGAAGCCGGGGTGACACCGGATGACATCGGTAATGACGACGTTGACCTCGAATACCACGGGGTAAAACCTCGCAAAGTTGAGCCTCAGACTCCGGCCACAACGTCGGAGATTGAGGCACGACAGGCAGCGTGGATGAAACGCATACGGGCGTTATACGACAGTTTCGAGCAGAAAGATATGCCGTTCGAGCAGTTCGTAAAGGAAATGAAAGACCTGACCAACCCTGCCAAGTACAACGAGGATTTGCAAAGTCTAATCGCTCGACGCGAGACAGCCGCGTCTATGAAAGCGAAAATCAACGCTGCGGTAAAGGTGAACTAATATGGCTTCAATGGAAACGGGTATCACTATGATCTGGAAGTGGACGTATAAACGCTTATCGGTGCAGTATCATAGAACGCCGGGTAAGCACACAGGATTTGCTATGGGCCTCCTATACGTGCCGTCGATATGGATATTCACTATGGTAGCGTGGCGAAGGGAATTCGTTATCCTGTTCAATGCAGGAAAGAAACTTGTAACGCCGACACCTGCTGGGGAAACCAATGGCAGCGACAGGAAAGACAAAATTCGGGCGGTATAAAAAGACCGTATTGGCGTTGCTCGACGCCGCACATATTGAATTTAAGACGATAGCGTTTGCTCGTGAGACAGTACGGGCTAACGCTTCGTCTGTTGTTGTAGATAGTGATGCTTCAACAGTAAAATTTTATTATGATCCGACGACTAAGAAATATACACCGGAACAGTGTGCGTATCACGAAGTATGCCACGTTCTGACTGAGCCGCTGATGTTGGACAATGCTCAGGATGAACGGACGTGGGAATTAGTAACGCGGCACCTCGAACGTGTGCTGCTATTTGTTGCGAGGACAAAATGACATTTAATTCAGCAGGACTAAAAGCAGAACCGACCGAATGGGCGAAGATTGTTCCGGCCAGCGGGGTCACACTGACGGCCACGAGTGCCACTACTGATTACACGCAGACTGTGGTACCCGGCAAGAGATACCTATTTACGAGCGACGGCGTAGGCACAATGTTTTTTAGCATTACCGGCGTGATCACTACGGCGGCGAATATCGAAAACGTGCTGCCCAAGGGCGGCGTGCTCGGGATTGAAATCCCGGAAGGTGTGACAACGCTGCATTTCGGAGCAGATACAAACTCTTCTAAAGCATATATGGCAGAGGTAAAGTCCAATGCGTAAATATATCATATCTAATATATTAGTCGCAATGCTTTTTGTGACTATATTCGTATGGTTTGGCGAGACGGTCAGCGTGTTATATAAGTTTGATCAGAAGTTCAAGAGGGAAAGACTCGCAGCGATCCCGGTATTGACAGCGGCAGAGCGAATACAGCAGTCAACAGTGATGGTGCTCGCGTCAGGCCCGGGTGGAAGTGGCTCGGGATCAGGCGTTGTGATCTCGTCCAACGGTGTTGTCTTAACGGCACGGCATGTTGCAGCAGATGCGAATGATATCTCGATTGTGAACTATGATGGCAGCGTGGAACAGGTACAGTATTGGGTGATTGACAAAGCGTCTGACTGTGCCATACTGTTCACAGGAACGCAACACGACATATACAGTCCTCTGGCGGCTCGTGATCCGATTGTTGGGGAAGCCGTGACAGTGTGCGGTTCGCCATTTGGGGCTGAATACAAGAACTATTATACATCCGGGATCGTTTCCAAGTTTCCGATTTTTAATGATTACTTTAGCCCGAAGGCATTGTTTATGATGGACGCGGCCATAAATCCCGGCAATTCAGGCGGCCCGGTCTTCGACTCCACTGGAAAGGTGCTCGGTCTGGCTATAGGAGGCGACAGACGCGGAGCAGGCTTGTATTATGCTACACCGATCTGCGACGTGGTGAATCTTCTATCGGTCTTAGACCCGGTGTACTAATGCCTTTTCAAAGCGAGGCACAGCGGCGTTTCATGTACGCCAAACATCCGCAGATAGCAAAGCGGTGGTCAAGGGAAGAAGAACTCGAACGCAAAACCAAAAAGCGTTTGGAGAAAGTATATGGCAATAAACAAAAAGGAAGCAAATAAACAGATTTCGCATTGGCTGAAAGAAATCGGCGTAGAAGAAACGGAAACAGTCGAGACGCCCGATGCCACGGTACGTATGGCCTCTAAGTTTGAAGCATTGGCACGTAAGATGTGGCAGATGGCGTTGGGTTATACAGAACAAGTTGAGAAGGGTACAGGTGCCAAGCGTAAGATTGAAGAAGTAGTGCACAAGCCAAATCCATCTATGATGTGCGTTTTGATGGAACGTCTCGAAGGGCGTGTACCTCTGGCTGTGCCACAGGCGGACGAATCCAAACGAACTATAGCTGATAAAGTCAGCGAAGAAGGTAAGAAACGAATAGCACATGCTGGCGGACTGCAAGACATTTAAGCCCGTGTTGAAGGAGCCGTTTCCAAATCCTGAACGATATTGGAAAGACCCCAAAACGGGACTGCTCATTCCAAAACACGAGGCCGATAATATCGAGTGGCGGTCGAAGTTGCTGCGTGACGCAGAAGACGACGATGGGTTGCAAGCTGATCTGTTGGCTGCATCCAAAGAGTCTATTCATTTCTGGATCAATACGTTCATGTGGACCTTCCACCAGTTTGAAGTAAAGGATGGACAGAAGGTAGAATCATACGCCGAAAACTGCCCATTCATTACGTGGGAAATCCAAGACGAATTGTTTAATGAGTTTCAATGGTGTTTGGCTAATGGCAAAAGCATCTTGATTGATAAATGTCGTGATACTGGGGCCTCGTGGTGCTGCGTGGCGTTTATTCATTGGCTCTGGCTGTTTAGGCCAAACTCAAAACTTTTGGAGATGTCACGTACAAAAGACTACGTTGATCAAACTGGCAACCACAAGGCATTATTCCAGAAACATGATCATATTAATTTGTGGCTACCAGATTGGATGCGACCCCCGCTGTGCCTGCCGGACGAACGATATAGGACGTCGATGCACCTACACAACGTGCTGCTGAACAGTACGCTTGATGGTGAATCGACGACTCCTCACGCTGGATCAGGCGATAGACGCCTCGTGTTATTGCTCGATGAGTTTGCAAAGGTTGAGCATGGGGCTAAGATGCGTTCTGCCACAACTGACGTAGCGTTAATGCGTATTATAAATTCAACTCCGGCTGGGGCCGGGACTGAATATGCCCGGTGGAAACAGAGTGGGCAGATTAAAGTATTTAAAATTCCGTATTGGGAACATCCGCAAAAAGGCGAAGGTCGTTATGTGAAACGAAATGAAACGACTGGCGAATGGGAAGTACGGTCGCCGTGGTTTGACCGTGAAGCCGCAGAGCGTTCCCCGAAAGAATTGGCTCAAGAAGTTTTGTGTCAGGACCTTGAATCCGGCGATACCTATTTTTCGATACCCAATTTTCAGAAGCATATTTCCATGTTCGCGTGCGAACCAAAATATCGCTTTAGTATTAGCATGGCAAAAGAAATCTCTGATGAGCAAGTCGCTGCACGAATCCAGATGCGGGATTATAGTGCCGTACGTCTGACACGCAACCCAAACGGAGACTTGCGAGTCTGGTGTGAATTGTTAGGAGGCAGACCTGACCAGAGCAAAGCATACATAATAGGTTGCGATATAAGCAAAGGTCAGGGAGCCTCTAACTCTGTACTCTCTGTGAAATGCCGGGATACTGGGGAAAAGATAGCGGAGTGGCGTAACGCCTTAACGCCACCGTATGAAATGGCCCGTTTAGCTGTAGCTCTTGCAATTTGGTGCGGCGGTCGTAAACCATCTGGTCTGCCTTTTTTAAAATGGGAAATGAACGGACCGGGATGGGACTTTGGCAGGCAGATAGTGAAAACCTACGGCTATCCATACTATTATAAGGCAAAGACAGCAGGTTCAGTGACGGAAACCCCAACGCAGAGATATGGCTGGCATTCATCTTCCGATGCGAAGAATGAGTTATTAAGACGATATGACCGTGCCATCGCACACGGGGGCTATGTAAATCACAGTGATTTTGCGTTACGTGAAGCGATGCTATATATTTATTTGCCTGACGGTGGCATCGGACCAGCATCCTTGACGGAAGAAAACGCCTCAGCACGAAAGACGCATGGCGACTGTGTTATTGCCGACGCTCTGACGATAGACGATGATGAAGTACCAAAAGAGCTACGTAGTAAATCAAACGTGCCAGCTAATTCAGTTGGACATCGTATGCAGCAGCACATTGCAAAACGTAAAGCCGAGCGGAATGCTCGCCCGGCGTGGCGAACAAAATTCAATTTCTTGAGGTAATATGGAACAGGTTAGTCCAAGCAAAGTACAATCGGTGGTGAAAGCGGGATTTGAGCGGATGAAGCGAATCCGTCAAATCCGTGCCATGTTCATTGCCGAGGCCGTTGGTCAGTATTACCGGGAATCTTTTGGTATGACTGGCCGCGAGCCATTGAATTTGATTTTTTCGGCTTTGCGTACAATTATACCAAATATTGTAAGTCGTAATGGGTTTACAAAAGTCTCAACGAATATAGTTTCATATCAGGATTATGCTGATTTGTTAAGCCTTGCCCTTGACGACTTGCATGAAAAAATAAATATGAAGCGTGTCTTGCGTGGCGGATGCGTGTCCGCGTGGTTTGGACTCGGGGTATTTAAGACCGGCATAACTACTACTGGGCAGCAGTTAGAGACCGAACAGGGTATTGTCGATCCGGGTCAACTATACACGTCTTTGGTGGACCTCGATAATTTTGTGATCGATCCAACTTGTACTGATCTGTCAGCATCCGCGTTTTATGGGCACAATACGAGAGTTCCACGTCAGATATTGCTGGATACGGACGGATGGGACCATGATTTAGTCAGGAAACTACCGTCAGCCACCCTAATACGTCAAGAAAAAACTGTCGCTGAAATAGGTCGGAAAAACGACGCCATGCCCGAAGAATTGCAGGACATGGTAAATGTTGTGGAATTATGGGTACCAGAAGCCCAAGCCATTGTCACGGTACCAAATCCATACGAAATGGTGGCTAATAAATATCTGACGATGCAGGATTATTATGGCCCGGAGAGTGGACCTTACACTTTTTTGAGTTTGACTCCACCGATTGATGGACAGGTATTCCCGGTGGCCCCGGTCAGTCTGATATATGATTTTCATAGGGCCGCAAATCTCACCTGCTCAAAAATGCTGGATCAGGCGGCCCGTCAGAAAGATGTGCTCTTATATAATCCGGCTCAGGCGGATACAGTACAAGATATCGAGAACGCTCCGGATGGTGCCACGATCCCGTGTACCGATCCCACGCAAGTACAGGCAGTCAGCATAGGCGGGCAGAACCGTGACAACGAAACTATGTTGATGCAGTTGCAGTCATTATATAACATAATGGCCGGTAATCCTGACCAGATGGCAGGACTTCGCACAACGGGTAAGACTGCGACAGCAGCGAATATTTTGGAAGGTAATAGCGAGGTATCGATTGAAGATGCTGTTGACAGCGTACATGATGCTGCGTCAGATATCAGCAAGAAACAGGCGTGGTTCTTACACCACGATCCGCTTATAAATATACCACTGTCCCGTCGTGACCTGAGCGGGTCCGTGACACAGATCGTCTTAACACCCGAACAGCGACGCGGTGACTTTCTGGATTATAGTTTTAAAGTGCTGCCGAAGTCACTTACTAAATTGAATCCGAAGGTTAGAGCTAACAATATCCGCGAGTTTGTTACTAACGTGATCCCGCAAGCGGTACAGGCGGCTCAATCAATGATGGCCATTGGGCAACAGTTTAACTTACCGCTGTATCTCACGCAGATAGCTGAGGAAATGCAGATAGGCGACTGGGTGCAACAATTATTTGTCGATCCTATGTGGCAACAGCGTATGATGCTGCGGCAGATGATGGGACCGCAGGTCACTCCAAAGGCTTCGATGGACACAACTCAGAATGGTGGATTTCCCGTACAACGAACCGTGATGGATACGGCTCAGCAAATGAATCAGAATGCTCAAATGGGAGCACAGCAGATGGGACAGGAAAATGTCTAAATCATGTTGCGGGCCTACCGCGAAAGAAGAAATGATAGGTGGTTTTGAGAAGTGGAAGGTGGAGGGTTGGTTGTCATCTTTAATGTCTGCCGAGGATATTTATGGCGATAAGAAGAAACTGAAAGCTATACAGACATTGCTGAAAGCCAAGCAGCGTGACACGAACGATATCGAGTCCCGCGTACAGGCCAAATTAAACGACACTTTTGGAGAGAAGGCATAATGGATGCAACGGAACTCAAAAAGGCCAAGATGAGCGGAATAGCTCAGAAACAATATAAAAAATATTTAAAGGACACGAAGGGTGCCAGTCAGATGACCGAGGATCAGTGGTACGAAGTCAATTATGGCAAGGGAAAGCTCACTGATAAGAAAGCTCCGGCGAAGTGGACTGACACATTGAAGGCCAACGTGAAAAAGGAACTCACAAAACAAAACGAGTCACGTCAAGCCAAAGCCGAGACCGATTTGCAACAGGCCGGGTTGACTGATGCTGAAATTCGACGCTTGAAAGGGAAATAATATGTTGTCGCATAAGATGGCTCCGCCATGCCCGGATTCTCTGATGCAGAAACATGTGTTCGTCCAGGCTCATGTTTATCATTGTTCGCGGTGTGGACAGTTGGTGGAAACGTCCGATACACTGGACTTTGAATTTGGCGGGGATGGTAAACCCATTTATCTCCGCCGATGTTCCGCGTGTAGCGGTGCTTTATGTGCTGGCTATCCGCCCAGTCGTGTAAGTGACCTGCGTGGTCACGGTCGTCAATTTGAAACGACTCATTGGTCTGATTCTCTGGCCATTGCTCCGAGTCAAGTTGAAGCTCATCGGCGTTTGTTTCCAGAGATTCGGATTCGTCCCGACGGCGTAGTCGGATTCGATAGCGTAAAACAGCAAGACGAATACCTGAATAAAACAGGGTTCGTTAAGCAGACACAAAAGACTCGTGGACTTAAAGTTTAGAAAGGTTTCCTATGCCAGTTGTAAATCCGAAAACAGTAACACAGTTAGATGAACCTGATCCGTCGCTGGTATCCTCCTTAGAGGAGCGTCTGGCGGCGTTACAAGATGATGGTGTTCCTGAATCTGACCCGAATGCGACGGCAGCTACGGCACAAGACGACGCTGAACCTACCCCTGTGAAAGATGCTGATTCACAGGCAGCGACAGCGAAGTCAGCCGAACCTACCCCGGCAGCGTCACAGTCTCAGGTAGAAATCCCGGCAGCGTTTGTCCGGTCCGCTATTCATCAGGGCATGACAGAGCAGGATGTGAAGGATATGTATGAGGCCGATCCCGAAAAGGCCAACAAATTCTTCTCTAAGATGCACGAATCAGTGAATCGCATCACAGAAGAATTCGCCCGCATGGGTCGCCAAGTACAGCAAATTCCGGTTCCTGTCCAGCAGCCCGAAAAGAAAAAGATCGATATTGCTAAGTTGAAAGAAACGTATGGAGAAGACGATCCGCTCGTGAAAGTTGTGCAGGAACTTATTGAATCGGTCAATCCGGTTCAACAGGTAGCTCAACCTCAGATCACGAATCCGAATCCTTCTTATCAGCCTAATCAGCCGCCTGATGTAGTCATCCGCCAACAGGTCGAGCAGTTTTTTGCTGCTCCGACCTTGAAAACTTATCAGGATTTTTACGGCGATGAAGCTGATCCATCGAAGTTTACTATTCAACAGCAGCAGAATCGATGGAAAGTGATCGAAGCAGCGGATCACATTATGGCTGGGGCGGCATTACAAGGGCGTTCCTTGTCAGTTGCCGAGGCTTTAGATCGTGCTCATTTGATGGTGAGTGAGCCGTATAGAGCCGCCGCTGTTCGGAAGGAAATAGAACAGAAGATTGTTAAACGTGGTAAAGGATTAACATTGACTCCGCAGGGTTCGACGATCAATCAGACCGACGCCAACGCAGGAAAGTCGTTGGAAGAAAAAACGGCTGATCGTTTGTCGAAACTCGCATGGTAATTGGAGAATTATTGTATGGCCGTAAAGAATGATGATTTGAAAGACCTCATTGCTGTAACTCTGGCAGACCTGCCTAAGCAGGATTTTGAGGTTGGTTGGGATAACCAAGATTATGAGTTCTGCCGTATCTATCAGAAAGAACGAATGGATATCGATGGTGGTACTCATATTGAACGTAAAGTGATGCTGGACCATACGGGCAATGCCCGGTATCGTAGGTTGTATGATACCGATACCCCGAAGGTCGGCGACACAATGAAGACTATCTCCGTGAAATGGTGCCAGATCGGTACCGACTATTCGTGGGATAAGGTCGAGATTATGCGTAATAAGAACTCGGCCAAAGGTTTCATTAACCTGATGAAGATTCGGCGTATTGATGGTCTGTGGTCGATGGCGAATTTGATCGAGGAACGTGCGTGGAAAACCCCGACAAATGCCTCTGACGATCTGTACCCGAATGGTGTGCCTTATTATTTCAATGTGAAGACCGCAGCCGGGGCTGTTAATACCAGTGCTGGTTTTGTCGGTGCCACCATTGACTATCAGGATGGAACCACTGGAACCACTTGTGCTGGTATCGACGCCGCAGACGAACCGAAGTGGCGTAACTGGGCGTCTCTTTATACTGATATTAACGCGGCATTCCTGACAGCCTTCCGCACGGCGTTTTGGTCCACTCGGTTCAAAGCTCCGTTGTTCGTGAATGATCCGAGCAACAAGCGAAATGCTGCAAAACGCATTTATACCGATATTGACACCGTGGTAAAGATGCAGGAACTCGCCGACCAGCGTGACGATAACCACAGCGGCAAAGACCTGATGGGGAATTTGAAGATGGACGAAACAGGTCTGGTTATGATTAACCGCCTGCCTGTTATTCCGATTCCGCAGTTGTCCGGTGCGGCTTATACCCCGGTATATTGTATGGACTTTGCGAAGTTTCTGCCTGTCATCCATGATGGTTACTGGATGGAGGAAAGTGAGCCGATGACTGACCGTGGACAGCACACCACGTTTACTGTGTTCCTTGATGGTGCTCATAACAACCTGTGCTTGAACCGGCGTACCGCTGGTTTCGTGCTGCATAAAAGTTCGTAATTGTATCTTATTTGCGGCGTAAATTAGAAACCAGTTTAAAATTTTGGAGAATTATCTATGATCGGTAAAGTTACTTATGGTGCGGCTGACTCGGTTGTGTCCCGGATGCCGAGTCCCGCAATTTGGGCAGATTGTCCTTCTGACGAAATGCTTGCCAACCCCGAACGTGGGTTGTATATTTGGGATGATTTTTTGAGTGGTATAGTAGCTGACGCCACATTGGTACTCGGGCAGCGTTATCCCGGTTGGACCGCATACGTTGAGAGTGATCAGGCTGCTGATGTGGCGTTGCAGTCTGATGAAACCGGCGTTATCAAGCTGGATCAGGATGGCACAGATGACGACGTAACAGTCGTAACCAGTGGTGACAATGTTACTGGCTGCATCAAGATCAACGCCAATGATCCACGTCCCGTCTGGTACGAAACCCGAGTTAAACTCAATACCGTTACAGATGGAGACTTGGCTACCTTTGTTGGTTTGATGCAGGAAGGACAAGCCGGGGACGGCACCCCACTTGGTGCGTTAGGTGCTCTGGCCGATGTGGATTACATCGGCTTTGTGGTGAATGAGGACGACGGAGACGCCGTTGATTTCGTTGTGCACATTGCTGGAACTGCTGCTGGCGGGACCGCGAATATCGCTACGCTGACGGCTAATACGTATGTCCGTCTCGGCTTCAAGTATATTCCGAATGAAGGAAAAATTCGGGTGTTTGTTGATGGCGAGGAAGTTAAAGACGCTGTATATGATATTTCTTCGGCGTCCTTCCCTGCCGCACAGAAGCTCGCGTTGGTCTTTGCAATTGCGAGTGGGGCCAATGGTGTCGACAGTGACGGACTGTATGTTGACTGGGTTCGGCTGGCACAAAAAGAAGTCTAATTGAAGTGATCGATTGAGTCTATAGCCCGGCTCTACTTCTTCTGGCATGGGGAAGTGGGGTCGGGCTTTTTGGAGATGATATGTCTGAACCAACATGTGCAAAAACAGTGGCCGATTTAGTCTTGCGTGTCGCTCAGAAAGGCGGGATGGCGTACTATGGTGCAGACGGTATGGGAAAGTCATGCCCGCCCGTGGACCAATTTAATCTCGATTTGTGCTTGCAGATCGTCAACGATGCGATTAGCATGTTTATTGCTAACGCCCCGGCTAAGGGGTGGAATTGGATGCGTCGGCGATATTCCCTCACGTTGGACGCGGAAGGGGATGGCCCGCTGAATATTTCGTCTGATCCAGCACGCTACATGCTACCGGAAGATTTCGGTGGGGCCAATTACGGTGAACTCATTTACGCAAGTGAAACTGGGCTTGGTCCAGTTATACAGTGGACGTCTGAGTCGGAAATAATGCGACGCCGGGCCATAAGCGAAGATAGCGGTTACCCTTTGCTTGCTGCGATTCGTCCATATCAACCTACGACATCAGCTTTATCAACTGCTGGACGTAGATGGGAACTGCTTCTTTACCCCGCACCTGATTCAGCGTATGTTATTGAATTGCCCTACACCATGTATTTTGCCAACTTGCTCATGGCAACAGGGGTTGCTACTGGCGGGTCTTCAACAACGCTCGCGGATTCTACGCGAAAAGAAGCGGATGATTATTTCAACGGTTGGACTCTGCACATAACGTCAGGCACGGGCATAGGACAGTCAGCAACTATTACTGACTATACAGCCGCTACAGGCACCTTCACGTTTACGGCTTTATCCGGCGGTGCAACACCTGATACGACGTCAAGCTACATGGTTCTGCCAGCCATGCCTTACCACCCAGCCGGTCTTATGTTTGATCATTACATTGTGTCCGCGTGCTTGGCAACATTAGAGGCACAAGTGACTGAAATAAATGAGGGCTTCACCGAACGCTTTTATCAGATCGATCTGCCAAAAGCGTATGAAGCAGACGCACGAATACCGCCAAGACGTATAGGTTCACTAAACGGAAGGCCGGAACAGCCGTTGCGTCATAACTATAACAGTGTTACATTTGAGGGTTAAAACATGCTTACAGCACGTTTAGAATTTGCTCACAAAAATATGGTTCCTTCCGCAGTCGCAAGT